GCTTAGCAAACTCTAAGACCCCTCGTCCCGAGGAATCATGAACGGATTTAGAAAGTTGGATTCCAACTCCTAGACCAGCCATGATCCGCAGGTAGGTATCGGCTACAAGCCGGTCAGCTATAACTATGTCATCTCCTAAGAGAGCATAGTCCTCGAACCAGTCATCACCAGAAGTCCGCCCAGACAATGCTGCTGCCATCTGCACTATAGCATGATGGGTCAAAGCAAGCATTGCCCAAGATGTTAGAGCACCCATAGGTTGCCCGACTGCGTAACGTATAAATCGATCACCCTCGTGATCAGGACCCAAGGCCCTAAAGGGTAATACATAGTTACGTCCTACCATCAAACTCATCCAAAGATTAGCACCATGAGCGGTTATCAATCGACTCAGGAGAGCTCCTTGAATGAGAATCGGCAATCGATCCGTGGCAGAGCTAAGGTCCAAAGACCAAAAGCGTCTGTGCCCTTTGCATTGTAATAATGTAATAGGTGCAAGTTGATCGAAAGTTCCGTCTTGAGGGATTACCTTCAAGATCTCGAATAGGTAATCATGCAATGGCTTCATTGCCCATTGCGTGAAACAGTCTACCATAGCAAATACACGGATTTTACCCGCAGGTTCATCTTTTAAACCTAGTTTTCCAATATCAGTAGGCACATCACATGCCTCCTTCGTTAATAACGAAGGCGCTACTTTACTAAATTCCTCCAACCAATTGAGGAATCTCGTATTTCGGGTCATTTGCAACCAATCTTTGAAGAGAGGGAGCAAATCTGATCTGGACCAAGCTATAGCTGTACGAATTATACCAAATGGTGACGTAGACAGATATAAATCATTCGTCGGAGTTGACCTCGGAATGAGAAAAGGGGAAACTCGAAATCTGGATAGGAGATTAAGGGGTGACTTTAAGTCATCCTCATCTACTGCTTGTAATTTAACAAGTTTTCTCCAGAACTGACTAGAGAATCTAGACCAGTCAGGCAAGAAACCGGATAGGTCCTTACCTGGATCGGTAATAGAAGAAAATGATAACTTTCCTGGAAACTCAATTACTCTATAAATAGAGAAAAGAGTAAACCAGTATCGTATGATAAGGATATCCCCAGCTGCTATTCGCCTTCTATGAAGAACGGGTATAACAGTAGGAAGTCCCAACATCCCTCGTCTGACTCTAGGAGTCGTCGGAAAGGAATCAAGATCTCTTGCTATGGATTGGGCCAATGATGTATTCAAGGCTTTCAGGGTTATTACTAACCCCTTAAGTCCTTGACATCGGCCCAGGGATGAGCACCAAGACATGTAACGGATAGCTGGTTTTACAAAACCAAGACGCATATATCCTAACCTTCCACGAACCTGAGCAATCAGGAACGTAAGGAAAGGCCGACCTTGATTTCTCAAGATCATGGCACCAACAGCTGCTAATATATCTTCAAGTTGCGAACATATAAATAATTTTATTGTCACGCGTTGAGATTATTAACATCATTGGACTCGGTTTCCTCTTGCGAGGGCCGCAGCCACCTTATTCAAGGAGACGGATGTTTCGTCTGAGGCTTCAAACTAACTATCCACCAAGAGTGTCAACATTTGTCACACTACTTAAGGTACCTATAACAGTACCCCAGTAGCACAAATTCAGTATTGACTAGGACCCCGCCCTTAGGCGGCCTAACTCTACTAAACCCCACCCACTTAAGGGTGAACCCTAGCATATAGTACCGTCGTATAAGCATTTCGTAATCGGAATACCGACCCTATCCTATGCTACTCTCTTAGGAATTAGAGAGACCTCACATTCGAATCACTTAGTATGGTCCAAATCAACCATCGAGAGTTAGGGTGTGAGCCTTTCCCAATGTTGCCCGCAACGGGCATTGACATTACATACCAGTTAATTCAAACGGAATAATTACCGTAGGAGAACCTAGATCCGCGATGCTGAACTAACAGCTACGCTTCTCAAAGTCCTTTCTTAGGATTTTAAGAAGTTAGAGTGCAATGCAC